TTCGACATCTTCGGCAGCGCCGCCGGCCAGCAGTCCCTCCAGGCCCGCGTGCGGGTCTTCATGGCCGACGCCCGCGAACTCGGCATCCGCCAGGCCCTCGCCGAGGCCGGCCTGGCCGGTCCGGCGCTGGATCAGGCCCTGCGCGAGTTGACCGCGGACCCGCGAATCATTGAGGGCCTCCAGAATGATCAAGTCCGCATCAGCACGCTGGTAAACGACCGCACCCGCAACCTGCTGCGGGCGGAATTGCAGACGGGCCTGGAATCAGGCGAGACGATCCGCCAGCTCGCCAGCAGAGTACAGGGCGTGATGCAGAACCGCCGTGCCCAGGCGTACACCATCGCCCGCAACTCGGTGGCCCAGGCAATCAGCGAGGCCCGCTACACCGCCCAGCAGGGCTACGCCACGCATGAGATATGGGTGTACTCGCGGGGGCCGGGCGTGCGGAGGCAGACCCACGTCGAGGCCGAGGTCCGCTACCGCGAGAACCCCAAACCGATCGGGGAACTATGGCAGATCGGCGCGGCGCAATTGCGCTACCCGCGCGACCCGGCCGGCCCGCCCGGCGAGATCATCAACTGCCAGTGCATGGCGATTGGCAAGAGGTTTGCCGCCGAGGGCGGCGGCAAACAATTGACAGTTGACAATGGACAATTGACAGCGGAATCGCTCCTGGCCGCGCAGTTGGCGGAGGGGTTCGTGCAGGTCGCCGCGGTAAGCGGCCTACTGAGAAAATCATCTGCGTCATCTGCGCAATCTGCGGATGATCCCCCCGGAGAAAACAATGAGTAACACCCCGGAATCAGCCTGCAAAACGTTCGATATCGCCCCGACAGACGAGCTGGCCCAGGGCCGGATCGTCAAGGGTTTCACCGCGAAGGTTTCCGACCCCGCGTCGCGAGTCGTCAGCGGAACCGCCAGCTCGATCAGCGTCGACCGCGACGGGGATGTGGTACTGCCCGCCGCGTTTCGTAAAGACATCAAACGGTTCCTCGCCTCCAATTCCCCGTACCTCGCCACACATCTCCATCGGAGCACGGACGCCAAGCCGACGCAGATCGGATGGGTGATGACCGCCAAGGTTACGGCGACGGCCCTGGAATGCACGTTCCGATATGCCCAGCATGACGCGGCCGAGGAATGGTGGAAGCTCGCCAGCGACCCCGACGGCAAGGGCCACGCCTTCAGCGTCGGGTTCCAGCCCAAGAAGGCCCTGCGGGGAAGCGCCGGCGACGCCGCGCGGGCATACCCCGAGCTGGCCGATGTATTCCGGGAGGCGGGGTTCAAGGACGCCGACATGGTCACCGTCTACACGGAGATCGAGCTCCTGGAGATCTCCGCCTGCCCCGTCCCGTCCAACCGCGACAGCCTTCAGCATCTAGCCGCGAAGCTTTTTGGCATGGAGGACGCCGACGGCGAGAAGGCGACGGATAAATTGAAGGCCCTGGTTGTGGAGGCCGTGGAATTCGCAATCCGCAATCCTCAATCCGCAATCCGCGACCTCCTCCAGGCCGCGTTCGACAACCTGACATCCGACCTGGCCGTCGAGATCGACCGCCAGTTCTGTGAACTGAAAAGCCTGCTGCCTGACAACGTCAACCCCATCGAGGATGCCTCAGCCCGCGTGGCATCATCCGGGGATGACGAAGCGGCGGCGGCCAGGGCGCGGGCAATGGCAATGCGCAGGGCGGCGGACGCCCTGCGGGGACAAACGACATAGGACCAATCCGTCCGATCCGTCCGATCCGACGGATAAGGCCGGGCCAACGCAAAAGGAAAAGCAATGCAAGCAACGCTAGACAAACTTCGAAACATCTCCGCCGCCATGGGCGCCGAGCTGGCCAAGGGCACCGACGCCGACTTCGCCAAGCTCACCGACCTGGCCAAGCAGCACTCCCTGGCCCTGCACGAGGCCGACGGCGGCCTGGCCGGCACCGAGGAGCTCGCAAAGCAGATCGCCCAGATCAAGGCCGATCTGGACTCCACCGGCAAGCAGCTCGCCCAGATCCGCTCGATGGGCCTGCGGATGGGCGGCGACGGCCAGATCCGCATCCCCGATGGCCGGTCGGCCCGCATCGAGATGCTCAAGGACGGCCGCGCCTTCGCCAGCGACGAGACCGCCGCGAGGTTCGGCGCGTGGGCGGCAACGCGGATCCACGACCCCGCCAAGGGCGACCTGCACAAGCGCATCCGCGAGATCGCCGACGACGTCATCAAGCAGGCCAAGGCCGGCGCGGATGTCGATTACGGCTCAGGCACCGGCGGCGAACTGATGAGCAACGAGTTCCGCGCCGAGCTCATCCGCAACGTCGAGGCCGTCGGCCAGGTCTTCCCGCTGTGCCGCCGCGTGCCCCTCAATACGATGGGCACGACCACGTACCCCAAGCGCACGGCCGGCCTGACGAGCTACTGGACGGACCTGGCCGCCGCGATTCAGCGGAGCGGCATCACGTTCACCACCGTCACCCTGACGCCCAAGAAGGTCGGGACGTTAACCGCGGTGCCCAACGAGATGCTCCGGGACCCGGGCCTGCTGGCGGCAATCGGCCAGCTCATCGGCACGGAAATCACCTACGCGATGGCCGACCGGCTGGACAACACCGTCATCAACGGCGACGGCACCGCCGACCACGGCGGGTTCACCGGCATCCTGGAGTCCGCCACGATCACCAGTGTGGCCGCCGCCGGCGGCAACCCGACCATCGCGCTGCTGGACGTCGCCGACATCGACAACGTCATTGCCGGGATCGCGTACACCTACGCCCTGCCCAACGCCCGCTGGATTATGAGCCTCTCGGTGCTCAACGGCGTCTGCCGAAGGCGCACCACGGCCGGCGACCTGATCTTCGACCGTGGCAGCGAGGGCTTCCCGGCGAATCTCGACGGGTTCCCGTTCACTATCGCCAGCCGTATGCCGGCCAACGCCGCCATCACCGCCGGCAAGAAGTACGCCATCTTCGGCGACATGCGCCTGGCGATGTACGTCGGCATGATCGGCAACGTCACCATCGACCGGTCCGAGCACGCCTACTTCGCCGAGGACATGACCGGCTACAAGGGCATCATGCACGTGGCGATCGCCGAGGCCGACGCCGACGCGGTGGTCACGGGAAAGAGCACGACGTAGTGGAACGAAATGTTCAATGCTCAATGCTCAATGCTCAATGACGGAGCTTGAGCATTGGGCGTTGGATATTGAGCATTGATTGGTCATTGTTCATTGAGCATTGGAAATTAGAAAGGCAAAAACCATGAAGCAACTCGCGAAAAAGTCCATCATCCCCCTCATCCTCATCGGCCTGGTCATCGCCGCCATGGCCGGCCTGTCGGTACTGGATAACGCCCAGGCGCAGTCCGGCGGATCCGGCCTCGTCACGGCCAAGGCGTACAGCTCCGGCGTGACGACCGGCACGTTCGTCAAGCTCCAGGCCGCCGGCGTCATCACGCCGGCCACCGCCGCCAGCGACAAGATCGTCGGCATCTGCCGGCACACCGCCGCCAGCGGCAAGTTGACCAGCTACGCGCCCATCGGGGCGCAGACCACCGTCATCACCGAGGAGGCGGTCGCCGTCGGCGACCTGCTGACCTGCGACGCAAACAGCAAGGCCCGCGTCGTCGACGCCAGCCAGGCCCAGACCCAGCGGATATGCGCGATAGCACTCGAGGCGGCGGCGGATGCCAACGCCCACACCATCGACGTGATCGTCGTGGCGGGCGCGTCGATCGGCTTTGACAACAGCCCCACGCAGCTTGCCGCCTCGACCCTCTCGCCAAGCGTCAACGCCTCCGGCACGGTCTACAACGTGACGGTGACCAGCGTCATCACGCTGCCGGCCACCGCCATCGGCGTGACGTACACGTTCATCTGCGACGGCCCCGACGGCACCGTCGAGATAACACTCTCGCCCAACGCCAGCGACATGATCCGAGGCAAGGGCAACGCCGGGGCCAACGACAAGGACCTGGTCAACACCAAGGCCACCGCCAAACGCGGCGACTTCGTCACCATCACCGCCGACGGCGCGGCGGCGGTGGGCTGGAATATCGTGCGCTCCCAGGGGACCTGGGCGCAGCAGAGCTAAGAGAACAATTGACAATTGACAATGGAGAATTGACAGCGGACAGCGGACAGCGGGCATCTGTCAATTGTCAACTGTCAACTGTCAATTGTCCATTCTCAACCATCCCACGAACGGAAAGGAAAAAGGTAAAACCATGAAGCGAATCGCGAAAAAGTCCCTCATCCCCCTCATCCTCATCGCCGCCCTGGCCGGCCTGATGGTCGGCCTGCCAATCATCGGCCACGCCCTGGCCGTAGGCGCTGATGGCGCCGGCAATATCACGGCCCGCTCCTATACGGCGGGCGTGACGGCCGGCAGGTTCGTCAAGTTCACCACGGCCGGCGTCATCACCACCGCCACGGTCCAGGGCGACTCCACCGTGGGGGTCTGCCGCAAGACCGCCGCAAGCGGCCAGCTCACCAGCTACGCACCCGTCGGGGCCGAGACCACCATCACCAGCGGCGAGGCTATCGCCGTCGGCGACCTGCTGACTGCCGGCACCCTCGGCAAGGCGTTCGTGCTGGACGCCAGCAGGGCACTGCCCCAGCGGATCTCCGCCGTGGCCCTGGACGCCGCCGCCGCCGCCGACAGCAGCATCCGGGTCCTCGTCGTGGCGGCCTACACCGCCGGCCTCGACAGCAGCCCCACCGCGATCACCGGCAACACCACGCTTGACGCCAACTCCACGGGCAAGACGTACACGGTAACCGCCGACGCGGTGATTACCCTGCCGCCGGTGGAGATCGGCGTGACCTATACGTTCATCAATGCCGGACTCGACGGCACGGTGCTCATAACACTCAGCCCCAACTCGAATGACCTCATTCGCGGCCAGGGCTACGCCGGGGCCGACAATACCGACCACATAAACACCAAGACGACGGCCAAGAAGGGCGATTACTGCACCATCACCGGCGGCGATGCCGGTGTCGGCTGGTTCATCATGCGGCAGTCCGGCACGTGGGCGCACCAGTAGCAAGGGACAAGGGACAATTAACAATGG